GTGCTGCCTTGCTGCGTTCAGGGTCTGCCACAGCAACGGCCTCTTCGGCGGTTGAATCGGGCTTTGCCTTTGCGTTTGGCACGAATTGGCTAACTGCCAACTCATAAGCTGCCTTCAACACGTCCTGCTGGGAGGTGCCTTCGGGCATGGCTTCGGTCATAAACTGAACTGCAACGGGCATTTTGTCCTCTACGGACGCCCAATGTTCAGCGCTTGACGCGAATTCGTTTACAGCGCTCAGGGTGTTGGCCTGCGTGCTGAAATTCGTGAATTGATCGTTCAGATAGTCAGGGTTCGACAATTCGGCAATCTTCGCCTCGAGCCGCTTGACTGTGTTCTGTAATTCGCTTGTGTTGCCTGCCGTGACGGGCTGGCCCGCTAGAGCTTGCTGTATCGCGCCTTCAAGGCCGTGCTGCTTGATCAGCCCCATCATTGTCTCAACGGGCTTGGCTGTGAAATTCTGCGACTGCTGCGCCAACTGCATAACGTCGCGCGCAAGCTGTTCCGGCTTCATATCCATCAGCGCGGGGAAATTCTTTGACGCATCCACCAGCGCATCACGGATCGGGTTGATACCCTGCATCAAACGCCCCTGATCGGCCAGCTTGCGCGACATGTCACGTTGGCTGTCCAGAATGGCCGCGCGGGCAGTTTCCGGGATATCGCCCCAGTGTTGCTTTACTTGGTGCGGCAGGTCGCTAGGTGCGTCAGTTTTCGGCGCAGGCGCTTCTACCTCAACATGTTCATCAGTATCTTGCGGCTCATCCTGTACCGCTTCTGTAGGCTCATCGGGGGTTTGATCGTCGACCTCCTGTCCGCTGTCGTACAGCGCGCCTAACTGGTCATCCTCTGAAATTTCTGGTGCCGTGTTTTCTGCAACCACTGGCATAGCCGTATCGGTTGCGAGTGCTTCCGCAGTCGCTTCAATATTCATTAGATTTCCTTTGGGTTACTGCTCTAAGAGGTGTTCAAGCCCGCGCTTTTTCGCAAACTTGGCGTTCTTCAACTTGCGCTCTGGCTTGGAAAGGTCGTTTGCATCAACGCACCCGTTTTTTTCCAGATCATACCGTCGTGCGCGTCGTCCTTCGATCCATGAACCGTCAATCGGACTGCGGTATCCCGGCGTGTCAGGCATCACCAGCGGCGTTGCCAGCGGCGCATCGGGGTCATTCATGGGTTCGCCCGTCACCTTATCCACCATGCGGCCCAATTCGCGGCTGTATATGTAAGTTGCCACTACGCCACCTTCTTGATCTGCAAAAAGTGGCTCTCGTCGTCGATTTCCGCGCCACTTGTGTTGGTTGTGTATGCGGCATCCGTATCCTCAACGAGCGTGCCTAATTCAATGTAATCACCAGCCGTCAACTGGACGGTGAATAACGCGGACGGCGTGGGATTGCCGAAGTTTGATCCTCTGGCATAGCTGCCAACTGACCCGCGCCGCGATGTTGTGCCGCCGTTAACGCGGTGAATACCCTGGAATGATGTCCTCGCCACGCCGCCTTGCTGCGCGTGGCCGACAAAAGTGACCTCATACCAGCCATCATCTGTGACCTCGATACGCGCGGAATTTACGGAAACTGAGTGCGTAAACGCCGCGTCTGTCTTGATCTGCGTGTTCCATGTCCAGAACACCTCTGTTCCGTTCGCGCCGCCTACGTTCTGGCTGACTGCGCTGGTTTTGCCCAAAACGATAAATGGGATCGCTGGTCCCGCTGGTCCGGCGGGGCCTGTTGGGCCTGTTGGGCCGGGAACGGTGCTGTCATCACCATCTGCGCCAACCAGCGAGGCCAGCCACGCAGCTTCATCGCCCACAAAACCGTCTGCAACAGCCACTTCATAGGCCGACGCCCCATCATCTGCGACATTGCTTTCTAGCCAATCAAGAACGACATCAAGTTGCCTTTGGAAAAGTTGCCCTCTCCATTTGTCAACTTGCGGTCGTGGCATTAGTCAATCGCTGTGATATTGGTTGCCGTGGTTGCCGCCACAACGCCCGTCAGCGTGACAGTCGTGCTGGGGTCTCCGGGATCATCATATACGCCCATATTTTCAACCGACCTTAACAGGCCGCTCCTGTGTTTGTTCCATGTCTACTTCAATAACGCGCGATATCGCGTCCATTTCTGCCTTCGCCTCGGCTAAGTCCAGATCGCCCTCTTTGATGCCCAATTCGCGCTGTTTAAGCTGCAATTGGGCCTCCTTGTTCCGGCCATCCAGCACAAGGTTTTGCGTCTGCAAGCCTAACTTTTTCATTTCCAGTTCCATTTTGTTCATGGAATCCTGCATTCTCATCTTCAACTCGGCTTCCATTGTCTGCTGTTCCGGCGATGGCCCTTGAGGCTGCTGTGCGGCCTGTGCGGCCTGGTCAGCCAGTGCAACAAACTGATCCAGCGCATCCTCTGCCGACTTGCCAAGGTTGAATTGCGTTGCAAACGCCGCGTACATCTTCGCCAGCGGTCCAGCGGCCTGCGGTGATTGCTGAACAATCGGAGCCATTGTGCTAAAGAACTGCGCTGTCCCTTGCAGAAACTCGGACATTTCGCCGCGTGATTTAGTCAGGTCCGCGCGCACCGTGCTATCGCTCTCCACGTTGATCCGGTAGTGATCCAACGGCTTGCCGATGATCTGCATCATTTCGGGCGTCATTTGCAACCCGGTCATCTTCTGCAATGTAACTTCTGAAAAGTGCTTAGAAATGATTTCAGCCGACAGCACGAACAGGTCACGCACCTGGCGCTCGATCCCGCGCTGCATTTTCTTGATCCGCAACGAACCCCACTGCGTTTTGATCCTCTGCGCCGTGGCTGTTTCGCTGGCCGCGCCCTGCCCCCGCACAATGTCGGAAATGCCGGTTACTTCGTAAATCGCCTGCTTTGTTTGATCCCGCTGAACGTACAATTCCCGCAGCACCGCAATCGCCGTGTCGATTGGCCACCACATGACGGCCTTTGCCAAGCCACCAGCGGCCACCAAGCCCTCGATATTGCCAACCGCCACCAATTCATTGTCACCAAGTTGCGATATCTGCTCGATGGCCTCAGCATTGCCTGCGATGGCACCGCGCACCTTCAAGCCCTTCACAAGGGCGTTGATCCGGCGCGTGGTGGTGTCCAGTTCCTTTGCCAGGCTTTCGTAAACCACATACGGGCAAACAGGTGTTAACTTGCCTGTCGGTGTGATCGGCTGAACCGGTGCAGGCTGTGGAAAGAAACCCTTAAGCCCCATCGGATCCGGCTGAATGTCCAGCACCTTGCCGCTATCCGCGACAACAAACAGCACTTGCGCGCCTTCCTTGTCCCAGATTTCCCAAATTGTGCAGTCCTGATCCTCGTCGTAATCCTCGCGCAAATCATCTTGCATCGCCTTGAACTCTGGATTTTCCAGCCGTTCGCGTTCCTGTTCGCTGATTTCGTGGCGATAGCAAACCCAAGGCACATCTCGCCACCGCTTTGCAGGCCCCTGCCGATAATCGCGCCAGCTTACGTTTTCGTACAGGATCGTTTCGCCCGTCACCAACGGCTCGGCTTCAACCTCAACTTCATCGCCGGTTTCAGGATTAATCGTGACCTTCACCTGCTCTTGCGTTTCGGCCTCAAACCGCACACGCACAATCGCGCGGCCCGCTGCATATGCGTCCTGCGCTGCCGCCTCAATTTCAGTATCCAGCCGGTTGTCGTCAACCTGCGTGGCAATCACGCGCTCGAATACCTCTGACACATCCTTGGCGGGGCCATCTTCAAGGTTGCCGTGACGCGCCCGGATTTCAGGTGAGGGCGTGGAGTTGTAAATGCTTGGAACAATGGTTTCCACGTTGCTGTGCAGAATGTTGAACTGCGGCGCTTGCCCGTCCTCATTATCGCACAGGTAAATCTTTTCGGCGCGCTCGGCGTCCTTGAACCAGCTATCATCCCGCTTTTCAGCGCCCGCAATGCGGTTAAGCCATTGCTGCCCGATCCGGTCCAGATCATCCTTGGTGTATTCTTTCGGCGTCTCGTTCATTCTCTAGCCCTTCGCCGCCTTACCATAGCGTCAACCGCCTCTTTGACGGACATGTTGCCCACAACAGACCCGTCGGCGTTTGCCTGATAAAACAGTTCTTTTTGCTTTTCGGCCTTAGGCTTGGGCGGGATAACCTCGCGCCATGCCAAACCAAGATACCGCCAGGCAGATCCAATATGCTCAGCCCAATCCTTGACGGGTGTGTCCCTGAAAACCTTTAGTTCAGCGTCCCATTCACGCCGGTAGTTCTTTAGCCCCTCAAGGCCCAATTCCATGCGCTCGGCGCGTTCACCGTCACCGTCATGAAACACCGCCTCATTGATCGTTGTGCGGCCTGCCTGCAAGCCATCAGCAACCGATACGCGGGCAATGGCAACCACTTTGCGGCCTTTGGATTCCAGCACTTCCTTGCGGGTGCGCTTGCTGCCCCATTCAGTCACCGCGATATCGTGTGGCACATACGTTGTGCCATCGCTGTATCCCTTGTCATCCAGCCAGCGACACCAGTCATCCAAGTCGTCCGATTCTGGCCTATAGAAGTCCACAATGCGCGGCTGGTCGGCAATAACCTGAAAGCACCACATCGGGTTATTTGCGGCCTTACCCAAGTCCATTACCACATGCACCGGATGCGCGCGGTCAATCTCAACCGGCTTGATGCGCCCCATGCGCTCCGCCTTGTTCATTTCCGCGCCAAAGTAAGCGCCGATCATAGCGCCCGAGAAGCTGCACAGATATTCCTGTTCAAACAGCGCCAAGCCCAGATCAAGGCCGTGCAGGTCTTGATATTCTGTTAGCGCCTCGGCCAGCACTGCCTCGCTTAGTGTGCCTGTGTCGCGTACCGTTAGAAGTTCGCTGAACCATTCAGGCGACTTCTGCGCCCGGTCAAACATTGTCTTTGCGTGGTTGTTGCCGCGTGGCGTTGTGATGAACGCCGCAAAACCCTTGCTTTCACGGATCATAGGCGAGTGATACGCCCAAGCCGCTGGATTACTTAACGCCCATTCAGAATAGGCTATGCCCTTTGGGCCTGAACCAACCGTGCTGTCATAGCGGTCTGATCCGATAAGCTGGAACGTCGCGCCGTTCTTCAATTCAATGAACATGTCATCATCTTGCATACGCTTGATGATTTGCTCGGGGAAAGCCTGGAATATGCGGCGCTTGCCTGAGTGTCCGTCTACGCCGTTCCAGATGGCTTTGCGGGCTTGCTTCTGTTCCGGGAAACAGTGCCAATAGGTGCCGGGGTGCTTCAACGCCAGTGTGCGCATGGCGTCTAGTACGACCTCATCCTTGCCAGCGCGGCGGTGCCAGATTGATATCAGGCGGTTGTGCGTGCGCTCGACTAAGGCTTTGTGAAACTTCTGCTGATACCAGCGAACGCGAAACTCATGGGTTGTCACTTGGTTTCGTAAACGGTTTTAAAGATGATTTCGCCGTTTTCACCTTGGCCTGAATGCTCAATTGCTTTTAAGCTCGGCACAACCTTGTCCAGCAAACCGAATGCCGCCCTTACTTGGCTGTCGAGCATAGGCTTAGGCGCAGGCTTATCACCCTTTGCCTCTGCGGAATAATCTAAAAGAGCGTGATTTTGCAAACGATTGATAAGCTGACTAGCTTGAATTTTTGCCTTCACGTCATCAGGGTGAAATAACTGTTTGCGCTTTGCCATATCAAAATCCGTCAGCCCTTACGGGGTGCGGCTCCTGTGTTGATTTTTGATTTACCCGCGCCCCACATTCAGACGCTCACGCACTGCGGCCCCGCCTGTTAACTTTCGCATGTGGGTTTTAAACGGTGCGAGCTGGCCGTTGTGTGGAGGAGTAGGGCCGGAATTAGTGAATGCGCCAGGTTTATCCCGTGGCGCAAAACTGTCTGCCGACAGGCTAATGCAAAATACAACGCCGCGTCAAGCACACGTTTTCAGTACCTCAAATGATCTGCCACTCTGTCCATTGCGGCTGCAAACCTTGCAAGCCAGCGCGGGTGCTTCGCCGCTATTCGCGTGGCAGGCAGGTTGTGCCAGCAGATATCCTCCACCAAGCTACGTTCTGCCCGCAGCAGCGCCTTTGTGGCGCGGTGCAGGCGGCTTTGGGCGTCTACCTGCATGGCAACGGTTGCATCTGGCTTTGGCGAGGCTTGCACGCGCTCTTTCAGTGGCCCGCCAGATGATAGCATTTCATTGCAGCAATAGGCGTTCTGTATTTCCTGCGCGGCTTGGTGCTGGCGCATGGTGAGCGTTGTTGCCAGTTCCCGCACCCTGTCTAACCTGCGGCGCTGTGCCATGCGGTTTGGGCTATCGGGCATTGGTTCCAGCGTTGTGTCTGCGTTCGCGGCCTGCGTGCCGGTGCCGTGATCCCCGTTCCAAGGCGCTTTTGCAGTTGTGACGTTGCGCTTTGGCCTAACGGCTGTGCCTTGTTTCAGGCGCTTTTTTCTGCTCATGATGTACCTCGTTTACCTGTCCCATAGTTTCGATCACTTCACCCCCTTTGCGCAAGCGACCCTTTGCCGTTGCAGGCGGCGCGCGTGTGTTTCGCTGATCGCCTCGCCATCTTTCCCGATCATGTGTTCGCGCGGCTGTGCGGTTGCGGAGAGCGGCTGGCAGAGTTGATCCAGCGGAATGGCGTCCAGATGCTGCCCGCGCGTGTCGGTGCTGTCGCGCAGTGGCATCGGACGCATGATGGGTGCGCGGGTGTAGTCGTCTGATGCGGTCATAGCTCCACCTCATTGTTCAACGCCAACTCGCCACCGCAGGCCGCGTATCCGGCAAGGTCCAACCAGTTATCGGCATGGTCGGGGCTATTGGTGATGCGGGCGATTTTTAACAGGGCCATCATTGCTGCCACGTCTGCTGGCGAAATGTAGTGGCTGGTGTACGCGGACCAGAAGCGTGAAATGGTTGCAAAGCCGCGTTCTACGTCGCCGTGCTGTGCGGCGCGGTCTTTTGAAACCAGCCTTGCAGCTTCTGTCAATATTTCTGTTCGGTTCATGTCGGTTGCTCCTGTTCGATGATGTCAAAGGCGTCGTCTGCGTCCGGTCTGCCCTGACCGACGTTGATCCAGTCGTCATCGGCGTCCGGGGTTCCTGCCGTGTCGGCCTGGAACTTGTTCACGATGCGATGCATGATGGCGATCTGCTTTTCGGTTGGCTGCGAATTGCCGCTACGGGTTCGGCTGATTACCGATGCGCAGAACTTGCGCTCCCAATCTGTCACGCTGCCCGACCTGACGATGATGGGCATGTAGTTTGTGAGGCGCTCGATTTCGTCCTGCGATGTGTAGGTGAAGCTGGGCATCAGTTCGGCTCCCCATCAAACGGGTTGACGGATTTAGGCGTTGATGGAGAACCGACGAGGCCG